ATGGTAGAATCATATAAAAACAAATCAAAAACCGCAAACGCAATAGTATTCCTAGCAGGACTCATAACCTACATCGGAGTAGACAACCTCAGCAAAATAATGCCAGCAGAATATGCTTACCTAGCCCCGATAATAGTAATGATAGCAGGATACATAATCGTACAAACCACCGAGAACACCAGAGTAGAAATCGCTGAAAAATTAGCAATCCAAAACATTAAAAGTGATACAGATGAACCACAATAACTGGGACACTATCTGGGACATCGACCCCGCCAGCGAATACCCCACCATACCCACACATGACGAGGTGGAAACATGACACACGAATGCATCCACCAGGAACTACTACAAAAACACAGTCTAGAAATAACAGAACTAGACAAAGAAGTACAATTCAAAAAAGAAAAAATAGACCTCATGCAAATGAAAATCGATGAAATGGATAAGAAAATAGATAAAATCAACGAAAACGTTAACAAGATAGTACTAGCATCCAACAAAGCAGACAACGACCTAGAACTACGATTAAGAACCATGGAAACCGAACTCAAAAACGTCCGACAAGAACTAAAAGACAAGGAAACCGAAGAAGACAATCGTAGAAACAGACAACTAGTACAACTAGGACTATTCTTCACAGCAGTAACGATTGGTTTAAATATTCTTTTTAAATTCTTATAAATAAAATCCTTTTAAAGATACTATAAAATATAACGATGTGATAACATATGACAACTAATCCATTATGGGAAAGACAACCCAACGAAAGACTACAACTCTTCATCTACAAAAAAATCTACATAATGGAAATCAAAAAAGCAAACAAAGAACTATCCGATGTCATCACATACGTTGAGAAACTACCAAAATCGGAAGAAGATAGTACATGCAGGGACTATAATGGCAATTTAATAAAGATTCCAACTTATAATCAACTTCAAAAAGCATCATCAAAATGGTGTTGGAGTCAAGCAGATAGTGATTACTCAAACTACCTCCTACAACAAGACGAGGAAAAAAGAGAAGCTAACTTCCATGACAACACCGATATCATGGACAACATCATCAACACCATGCTAGACATCACACATGACAGTGTAGAAGAACTAAAAGAATCCGATTACAAAACCTCAACCAAAATACAATTAGAATACACAGTATCCCGTACAATAGACCTACTCAACAAGAACCTACGACTAAACCACAGCCGACCAACCACAATAAGCAAATCAGATGTAGACGTCGACACCACAGTCCAATTCGATGGAGTAGACAATCTCATAGGAGCATTCCATGCTAGCAAAAAAGAATGGAACCAACACAAACAATCCTGATACTTTAACACTTGGTGCATTCAGTAACAAGGCACAATCATTCCTATACGAATCCGATGCCTTTATCAACATAGCACATGGAAGTGTACGGTCAGGTAAAACAATAGTCGCAACATTCCGATTCCTACTATTCATACTTGAATCAGATTATCATGAATTCATGATATCTGGTAAGACACGGGACACTATTGAACGTAATGTAGTACGTGATCTAATCCGTATGATTGAAGGCCGGTTACCATATAAGTATCGGAAGTTTGATAACTACCTTGAAATAGCTGGCAAGAAGATATGGTTGGTTGGTTTTAGTGATGAAGGAGCTACCGAGAAAGTACGGGGTATGACTATTGGTGGATGGTATGCTGATGAATTAACCTCAGCCAGTAAGTCTACGGTTGAGATGGCCATAACAAGATGTTCAGTTGATGGTGCTATGATGTTCTGGACTATGAATCCGGAGTCTCCTTATCATTATATTTATACTGATTATATCACCAATAAAGAGTTACTTGATTCAGGTACAGTCAAGGTATGGCATTTCACATTAGAGGATAACCTACACTTAAGTCAAAGATACATTGAAGAGTTAAAGAGGGTTAATCGTAAAAGCCAAGTCAACTACAAAAGAAACATCCTCGGTGAATGGGTAATAGCTGAAGGTGCAATCTATGATATGTTCGACACTAATGAGAATGTCTTCACTAATCCACCACCAATACATGATATTAACATCTGCTGCGACTACGGAGTATCCACAGTTACCACTTTCGGTGTAATGGGTATACATCATAATGAGAATAATGGTAACACTTACTGTCTATTAGAGGAAACCTATTATGATGCAGAGGAGAAAGGTGTAGCACAATCAGATACAGACCGTGTAAATGATATAATAAACTTACAAGACAAACATGACCTAACATCACGGAACACTCTATATTTACCACACGATGCAGCCAGTTTGAAGACGGCATGTGAAAAAGAACCCCGAATCAAAATGACTATCCGGACATATACACCAGACACCTATGAGGACATCACTACAATACAAAACCTAATAGCAACCCGTAGATTCCTAATACATGAATCATGTAAACAAAGCATACTCCAAGCACAAACTTATAGTTGGGATAAACAAGCACAACAAAGAGGAGAAGACCGACCATTAAAAATAAACGACCACTGCCCCGACATGTGGAGAGGAGGCATCTGCGGTCCTATGAAACAAGTACAGAATAATATCATGGGAGCGATTATCGACTTATAAAAAAAAATAAAAATATGGAGGTGGAACAAGCATGGGAGTAAGAGACTGGATAAACCGTAACATAAACAACCGATTACCAACAAACCGGTCAGAATCACAAAATTTGCTTTATAATCAACTAATGGAAAATTATGGTTGGAGTTTACAACAATCCGATAAACAAATAGGAGACTATGACCTTTACTATAAAGCAGGTAAAAATGTTTTTGTTAATGCAGCGATTAATGCTTATTACAATCAACTACTATCGAATGGTTTCACAATCAAGAATACAGCCAGTGAAATCATAGACATACCACGAACTAATTACTTAACTGGATTGTTCAATGCACCTGAAGGATTAAAATCAAATCTCAGGTATAGTCAATTCCTACGACAAATCGTACATTCATATCTACTGACTGGTGATGCATTCGTAGAAATCAGTTATGACCATATATTAGATAAGGACATTGTGAATGGTTTCAAATACATTGCTCCTGAACTATTAACATGGTATAAGGACACTGAACAGTTCGGATTCATTAACAATGGTAACATCAGATACGAACCTGATGAGTTAATCCATATCTACGATATACCATCAAAGAAAGATAATATTTATGGTGAATCACGTATTGATACGATTGGTTTAGCATTAAGCCTATTATTCGAATCCTTGAAATATAACAAGGATTTCTTCAAGAATAAAGGATTAGACCCAAATGCCATATTAAGTTTTGATAAGGATATGGATGATACTGCATTCCTAAACGAAGTAGGTAGATTATCAGTCCAAGCCAAAAAGAACAGTGGCCGTGGAATGTTAGCAGTTAAAGGAGGTAATGTATCCAGTGTTAACAGGAATCTCCATGATGGAGACTACACTAACCTATTATTATTATGTCGTAATATTATCTTGAATGGTTATAATTGCCCACCATCACTAGCAGGTATAGTAGAAACATCAAACCTGTCTGCTAATACTATCGACAGTGAGATGCGTTTATTCAAATCACCAGTTAATAGTGTAGCAGAAACTATTGAAGGAGCATTCAATAATGTACTCCAAAGAAATGGTTTCCAAGAATCATTCACATTCAACCCAATCGATTTAACAGACCAATTAGAAGAAACCCAAATACGAATAATGGAATTAGAATCCGGTTTGAAAACCATTAACGAGATACGGGTGGATATGGGATTAGATACAGTAGCATGGGGTAATAAACCTTTAGGTTTGACTCCTAGTAGTGAACCTGAACCTTTACCTGATACTGGTGATGAAGATGTGGATAAAGCATTATCCTTAATTAACTCTACTCGTGAACAAATCTACAGGAGTTATGAGTATGGTAGTGGATATTAATAACTTCTTCTTACAGTTAGATTACAAGACTCCTTTTAATCCTGAAGAGCAAGCTTATTATGAACATCTCTGCCAAGGATTAGACCGACAATTAGCACAAACAATTACTTGGTTAAAATCCTCTGAGGCTAAAGAGTTCTACCGTGAAAGAGCAGAATACTTGGAATGGTTATGGAGTCAGTATGATTTAGAGAATCAATTAGATAACATAATCAACTACAATGCCAGTAGCTGTGATGAGTTCATCGACAACTTCTACCATAGTGGTGCTGCTATAGGATACAGTCAATTAAAAAGAGGATTAGCATATACACCTGCAGATGAAAAAACATTAAACTTCATCCGCTCAACAGATTACGGTTATGTTAAAAACCTCAACAATGACATGAAAGATACTATCCGTAAGACTATCTTTGAGGATATTGCAAAAGGTAACAGTTACCAGAAAACCATTAATAAGATACGGAAACTACCATTAACACCAGTAGCAGATGGCAGATTATCACCTGATGTCCGTGCCCGTATGATAGCACGGACAGAAAGAGCCCGTGCAAGAGGCTATGGTACATTACAATCCTATGCGAATTATGGTGTGGAATATTATAACTTGATCACTAGAGGGAAGAAAGCATGTGGTATATGTATAGATTTAGAGAAGAATGGCCCGTACCATATAACTGACCCTACTGCTTATATACCGATTCATCCGAATTGTATCTGCTCTAATGGGCCATATATACCTGATGGTGAACGGTTAAGCAGTACACCTGTTGATTTCCCAGTATCTATTAGTGATTATGTGGAGTTAACCATGAAACCAGTATCACAAAGAATATAATAAAAAAATAACCGAACATGGAGGTATTAATATTGATTGAAGCCATTGACCATGACAATCAATTCATCCTACATGCTTCTACAGTAACAGAGAAAACCAATGCCGATGACGGTGAATTAATACTAACAGGCATGGCCTCAAGCAACAGTAAAAGCTTGTATGGTGAAGTAATGAGTGAAACTGCATTACAGAGAATGTGTACTGATGCAGTGGGTTTACCTATCCTTTATGACCATGAAGGAAAAATGAAATCCATTGCTGGAGTAGTGAAGAACGCATACTTACAAGATAATGATTTATATCTTGATTTCAGTATATTACCAAGATTCCAAGAAGAAATAAAAGAATTAATCGACTTTGGAGTCTTATTAGGATTATCTATAGGAGGTCATGTTTCCTCCTTTGATATGAAGAACGGACTTGTGGAAGACATTACTCTTGTTGAAGTGAGTTTAACACCAGTACCTGCGAACCGTGATACTCATGGTACTGTTAAGATTAAGCAGAATATTGTTACTGGTGATTGTCTTTATGGAGTCTGTAATACATTGATTAAAGAAAATTTAGAGGAGGACGAGACTATTCCTGAAGAAATAAAATTAGCAAAACCTCAAGACCAACAGAAACCTGCAGAGGTTACTGGAGAGGAAAAACAAGAAGAACCAAAAACTGAAGAAGATGAACCTTTAACCATCGAAAAAGTAAAAGAAATGATGGATGAAAGATTCGCAGAAGAAAAACAATCTATTATTGAAACAGTTCTCGAAGAAGTAAAGAACATGTTAAACAATAAAGATGAAGAAGAAGATGATGCTCCAGCTGCTAAAGGGGATGTTAAACAATCAGTAGAACCAACCGTTAAAGTTGAATTAGACACTGATGATATTGTTGAAAAATTATCTGCTAAACTCTTCGATGACTTAAACCAACGTAGAGACACATCCACTACTAAAATGGAACAAGCAGTAAAAGAAGAACCAGTATCAACTGAACCAGTAAAAACTGGTATGACATCAGAAGAAGCTGCTAAAATGATAATCCAGAAAATGGATTCCACCGACCCATTATCAAGGGCGATTAACCAATCTTTAAAACAATAAAAAAACTTTTTAAAATAAAATGGAGGTATAATAATATGCCAGAAGAATTAACCATGAAAGACGTTATAACCAAATTAGACGCAACCAATGTAGAGTTAGAAGAATTAAAAAGAACCTACCAAGAAACTGCTGATTACCCAGTATCCACTCAAATCGAATACACTGATGTATTAAAAGAAAAAGCATTTGAGAAAGCACCTTTCTTCAGATTCCTTGAATCCAAAGGACAAGTGTTAGATAATAAAGCAGCATACGCAGGTTACTTTAATGTTACCGAAGCAACTAACGGTGCAAGTTACATTGATGAATTAGAAGATGTTCCAGGAGCAGCTGATGAATCCATCAGTGAATTAACCGAGAAAATGAAAACCATCGTAGCACCTATCGAAGTATCCGACCTTGCAAGGTTAGGTAATACTAAATTCGATGTCTTGAAAAGACAAATCGACCGTAAATTCTTGGATGTGTTAAACTTAACTGATGCTACTATGACTGCTGGTCTTGGTACTGCTGCAGCTAAAGACTTTAAAGGTATTGAAAAAATCATCAGTACACATACCTTAAATGCATCCACCAGTGATGATGGTAAAATATCTGAGTCCATGATTGATGACATGCTCCGTGATATCTACAATGATAACGGTTACACTGACTTAATGTTAGTATCACCTAATGTTGCTAAATACTTGAAAGCAATGACTGCACCATACAGAAGATTCAATGACAGTGTTGATATTGGTTTAGGACACCGTGTATTCACCTACGAATCCTTACTTGGTACTCAAATACCAGTGATTGTTACACCTAACTTCACTGACCCTAACAAACAATCTAATCCTACTGACACTATCGCATTAATCGACAGTTCCAGTTTAGAGTTACGTAGATTATTACCACCAACACTCTTAAACGGTTTACCAACACAGAAACTTGCAACACGTAATGCCATCGCAGCATTCCAGACTATGATTTGTACTGGAGAGTTCTGTAACGGTTTAATCACCGGTATTACTGGATGCGAGTCTAAATATTACGATGAATAGGATTATCAGATTCTATTCGTCATTAAATACTTTTTTCATATCACTAGAAAGGATTGATTTTTTATGGTGGAATTAGACGATATTAAATATTTCATTATCCCGGAATTATACGATTATCTTAAAGGTTTAGAAGCAACTGTTAACGGTGAAACAAACACCGAACCAGCAAATAATGACTCTACTCCAGAAGACAATAATGACGGATAAACAAAAAAATAAAAACGGATTTGATAACTAATGGTAGATGAAGAAACAATACCTTATGATGAGGAAACACCAACCGATGAAACCCCATCAAACAACGAATCCTCAATCATTAGTATTGATGAATTAAAGAAACGTCTTCATCTAGCAGGTATAGATTACAGTAGTTATACAGATGAAGACCTACAAGCCCTTATTGAATTAGCAATAGAACGAATCGAAGCCGAAACTGGTTTACCCATAAAACAACCAAGACTAATCACCGAATACGAGGATTCATTCCATAATAAAGTATACGAGACAGATTTCTATCCATTACAATGCTGTGAAATCAGATTAGATGATGAACTAATAGAAGCACATCGTGTAGACATGGATAGGGGGATATTATACTTTAAACCCGTAACTCCGGGTGATTTAGAGGTTAAATATCAGATACAATACACGGACATTACTGTTTTAACTGGTTTAATCACTAACATCATCATATTAAACATCTCAGAGGATACTGTCCATGGTACATGGAATAGTATACGTGAAGGAGAAGTTAGTGTTACGTATGGTGCAGGTTCTGGTGGTTTACAGGGTAAAGTGGATAAGGCATTGAATGATTTGAAAGGTTATTATAAGCCACGTTTAAGGTTACTGTGATATTTATGGTTTATTATCCGAATATGAGTATGGACATCTGCACATACACTGATACTGTGGAGATGGATGCTTATGGTAATCCAGTTAAAGGTTATGTGTATCGTGAAACCGTGCCGGTGGATTTCCAACCATCAAGTAGGAATGACCGTTTAACCGAGGCCGGTGAATTATTACAGGATACTTATAGGTTATACTTGGATGTTAATGTGGATGTTGATCCAACTGATATTTTCCGTGATTCTGATGGTGAGACTTATACTATTATTGGTACTCCGATTTTGAATAATCGGTTCCGTGTTACTCAGCATAAACGTGTTGAGGTTCAGAGGACTAATAAGCCAATTGAAGTTTTGGTGGAGGAGGATGTTGATGACGATAACGGTTGATGTTAGTGCTGAGAAGGCTTTAAGGGATTTGAGTGAGGATTTGGTTGATGAACAAGGTTTGATTCGTGAGTTAACCATGAAGGGTACTCAGTATTGTAAGCAGGAGGCTCCGAAGGATACTGGTGATTTGGCCAGGAGTATTAATCCAAAGATAACTGGTGATTCCGGTGTTGTTAAAACAAATATCGAATATGCTCGTCATGTTATCTATGGTACAAGTGCTCATGAGATTACGGTTAAGAATAAGAAAGTCTTATCTGACCGTAATAGTGGCGGTACTAAGAAGCAGAATGCTATTTATGGTACACGTGTAATGCATCCAGGAACTCGCCCAAATAATTTCCCGGCTCGTGCTGTTAGGAGGATTAAAGGTGAATTACCTGCTACTGCAAGGAAGTATGTGAAGGTGAAAAAATGATGAAAATGGAACACTTCATATTAGATGTACTTCAAAACAAATTAACTGATGTTAATGGTGAAAGTGTCCGTTTAATCCAAGCACCACCACAGTATAATAACATGCCAACTCTCACTATCGATAATAGTGCAGGTACACATACACTCAACAGTAATAAAACGAATATCACTGTCAATAATAGACGGCAAGAGGCTATTGTTACTGAATATGAAACTGACCTGCGATTAGATATCTGGGCATTATCTGAAGAAGATAGGCAGACTCTAATCGAACAGGTTGAGACTTGTTTTTACATGGCCTTGTCTGATCATTATCAATATTGTTCAAGGTATAGTGATGGGGATTGTGAAACATTAGAATCATCTTGTCTTGCAACCAGTAATGATTATGCTTTGGATAAACGGGCAATTAAACACCAATGCCCATGCCCCACCAGGTTAAACTATGAGAACCTATGGACTAAATACAATATCGACTTAGCATCATTCACATTAACACCAGCCTACGACCTAGACGAACTAAACGAAACCGAACCAGTACTAAGAAGCAGAATCGACATCAGCTTCAACTACACAGATTACTATATCATCGGAGGAAAAACCTCACAAAACATTAGAAACCAAACGGAGGACACATTAGAATGACTAGAAAAAAAGAAGAAGACAAGGATGAAACCAAAACCAAGACAACATCCACATCATCATCTTCTAAAAAAGAATGCTTAATAGACCTAGTAAACCAATCAGCAACACCATACTGGAAAATGATGATGGACTTATCCCGCACAGGATTAGATAAACAATTAGAAGAAGAAATCAGATTAAAAAGATTAGGAGAACCAATCAAACCAACAATCACAGAATCTGAATTTAACAAAAAAATTATAGGAGAATAATCAATATGCCAATAGAGAAAATAAGCGGAGTATACCTCGATGAAGAAGTAGACTACGAATTATCCGGTACCGGTAGTAAAATACCAGTATTCATAGGATTAACTGGTAACACTGGAACCAATGATTATAAAGTCGATGGTACAAGTGTATTGAAATTCACCGGATACGAAGGATTAAACAAAGCAACCACTGCCGGTGGAATCGGTACAGTACCATCCAGTTCAACCACATCAACAAACACTTTAAACCTTGTTTTAAGGAAATTCTATGAAGAAGCAAGACTAACCAAACCAGATGATATTGGGGTACCATACATCTATGTCATCGATGTAGGAGACGGAACCAGTAAAACCGCATGGTTAAATGCATTAGAACATGCATTAGCAAGAAACGATGCAGACGTACTCGCATTCATAGGTACTGAAAACATCACCGACGGTAACGCTAATTATAGTGTAGTGGATTTAATGAAAGCAGTTAAAGCCGCATTAAACACTAAAACCAATACCTTCGAAATATTCAACGCATTCTTCACCAAGAAAGATGCAACCGACCAAGAATTAATCGCATTAACCGATGCAACCAACGGAATACAAAAATCCCGTATCGGAGTAATTGAATGGGATAATTATAATGTCGGTAAAACCCTAGCACGTATCTGCCTAACACAATACAACACCGAAGTAGGATACTTACCATACCGTAGTGTTGAACCAGGAGAATTCCCTGAAAGAACCGGGGCAGAAAAATTAGCATTACAAACCGCCGGTATCATCTTCAACCATGATGAAATCGTGAACGATTCAATCAATCCAAGAATGAACCGTTGTATCGCTACAAGTTACGCTGCAATCAACCGTCCAGCAGACGCAAGATTCCATGCACGTTTCATCGCAGATGAAGTATTAAGACAAATCTACGAAGTAGCATACCCATTCATCAAAGCCAATGACACAGCAACCAACCTTGTAAAATTACAAGTAAAAATAGATGCAGTCGTAGACAGCTTCATCAGAGCAGAAGAATGTGTAGGCTGGAATAAAGACACCGAGAAAGGAACAAGATTAACTGTAATCGAATCCTCAGAAGACCCATATGACATGGAAGTCGTAGGATACATCCAACCAGTTAACACTATCGACAACATCCTTGTACGTGAAAAAATCAACACAGCAGCATTATACACTGGAGGTAATTAAACATGGTAGAAAAGAAATATTACTTAGCACAATTCGTAATTGACGGGGTCGATGAAGATATCCGTTGTAATGAATTCACAGTAACATTCGAAATGGATGCAGAGGAAAGAACCGCAACTAACAGTCATAACAGTTATGATGTAGATTATGGTCATGAGACCATTACCTGGAGTTGTGATGAAGTTGATCCAGCATTCCGTAAAGATTTGAAAAGAATTTGGGATGAACAATTAACTGGTGCTCCAAGATTCAGTGTTGCTACATTTGATTTTAATAAACGTACTGGTGAATTGGAACCTGATGATGTTCTTTACGAATGTTATATTACTAATATTGAGAAAACATCTGCTAATAAACCTTTCAGTATTGAAGGTGGATGTTTAGATTATAAAAGAGACTAAAACAATTTAATTTTACTTTTGGTCTCTTATTTTTTTTTTAAAAAATTTTCTATATCAATTTAATATTTTGAGGTGAAAAAATGGTTGATATTGATGTTAAATCTATTGAAAGAAGCTTGTTGAAGGATAAGTTTCCTGAGGAAGCGGAGCAGATAATTGGAGTAGATGGACTCTCTGATTATGAAACTAAATTATTGAATAAATGTATTAATCACAATCCTATTAATGATAGTGAGTTTAAGGATTTGAAGAAGTTACTTAATGATTATCGTCCATATTTAGATAAGTATCAGCCAAAGGAAACATTAGAAGCGGTTGATAAGACCAAGAGGATTATTCAGACTGAGCAGGATTTCTTGGATTTGGTTGATAATACTCATAATGAGTTACATATTAACATACCATTCGAGGGAGAATTGTATCCGGTGGATTTGGAGATATTGCCTTTAGAGGATTCCCGTATGATTGGTCAGTTATCTAAGCATGTGGATTTATTTAAGGGTTTTGAACCTGATGAGATTCTCTTGTTTAATGATGCTCAACAAGGCAAAGAATTAACAAAGGAAGAACAGGCTATTGTTGATAAGTTAACACATGAGATTGAAGAGCGTGCATCTGAGAATAGGATGGAGCAGATTAATGATTTACTCGCATCACAAACAAGACTAAAAGGTTCAGATGCAGATTATCCTACAAGGTTGAAGTTTTGGCAAAGATTTAATTTCCAAGCTAAATTCGCTATCTATTTCAAGGTAGAGGATATATTGGGTTTGAATGAGGAAGTAACGAATAAGTTATTTCGAGATGGTTGATAGTTACTATTTTGAGATTTATTTCCGTGTTAGTCAGCATCTTGGTTGTAGGATATCGGAGGTTATACGGAATAAGTTTAATCCTGATTACAGGGTTTTGATACATAAGTATCATATGCAAGTACAAGCTGAGATAGAACAAGCTGAGAAGATGAAGGAAGAATCAAGGAAGTATAAACATTAACAACTTTTTTTCTTTTTTTATTTTATTGATTGATTAAAAGGGATTCTTCTTATTTTTTTTTAATGAATCAATAGAATAAGAGATTTTTAAGGAGATTTACAATTATGGCAATAACAGAGGAAGTATTGGTACGTTTCAAAGGCCAAGACCAAACCAAAAATGCATCCAACAGTGTTAAAAAGAACATTAAAGATGTAGACCAAGCCGCCAAATCAACCGGTAAAAGCATGGGGGGTTTAGGTAGCAGTATCAATTCCGCATTAGGATTCATGGGTGGAATGATTGGTTATGAATTAGTAAGTGGAATATCTACTGCTGGTCGTGAAGCAATTAATGCTAGTCAACAATTCGATTACTTCGCAGGCCGTTTAGGCAAATCCAAGGAAGAAGCCAGTGCTTTCCGTGATGAAGTTAAAGGAATGCAGAAACAATTCAAGAAAGTAAACATGGAAGGTGTTGGTGCTACTGCAATGGATATAGCATTGCGTAATGGAATGCAAGGAACCAACGAGGAATTATCCGAGATAACCAAGATGTCCGCGGTAATGGCATCAGAGTTCAAACGTAACGGTCGTACAGAAGAAGACAGTATTATGGCTGTTAACGATGCATTAGATGGACAATTCCGCCGTCTACAAGAGATTGGTATTAGTCAAGATGACCTTAAAAAGAATGGATGGAACGGAGACATCAATGATAAAATCGGTTTAGTTAAAGCATTGAACAAGACCATGAGTGAAATGGGTTATGATAAAACTGCTCAAGATATTACTAACTTGGATGATGCATGGGCAGCCTTAACCGTTAGTGGTGGGAACTTATTAAAAGAAGTGTTAGTTCCAATGATGCCTGCATTCCTATCTATTATCGATGGTTTAACCGACCTTGTTAGTGGTTTTAGTGAAATGCCGCAAGAATGGAAGAACTTCATCAGTTATGCCGTTGCAGGTACCACCGCATTACTAGTGTTTGGTAAAGCAGTTGGTAGTATTAAAGGTGCTCTTGGTGGATTAAAAGGTTTCAGTGGATTATTCGGTAAAATCTTCAGTACTGGTGGTGCTGCAGGAGGTGCTGGTGGTGAAGCCACTGGTAAAGGAATAGTCGCAACCTTGAAAGGATTGAAAGGATTCGGTAAAGCATTACTTGGATTAGTACCTGATATAATCATGGCTGCTGCAGCAGTTGCAGTTATCATCGCAGTAATATTTGCTTTAGCCGCGGAAGTCATCGTATTAACCAAAGGAATCCAAATGTTGATTGATGCTATGGACTTTGGTGGTATTGATTTAAGTGATGATATTGATGGTTTGAAGAAACTCAAGGAAGCCATGTGGGAGATAGCACAGATAATGGGTGCAATGGCTATATCTAATGTTGCTAATGCAGTAACACAGTTTACTGGTGGAGTATTGAATCTTGCGGTTAGTTTGAAAACCATTAAAGATGCTTATAAGAAAGTTGCTGAGGCATTAAAAGACATTGCTGGAATGGAAGATATTAATCAAACCGGACTGGATAAACTTAAAAAGATTAGTGAAGCACTTAAAGCAGTCGGAGACAGTATGAGTGCATTAAACCAGTTATCAGGTGGAATGAATATTAGTAATGCTATTAATGGATTCGTAGCATGGTTAACTGGAGGTGAAGCAGACCCAGTCGCTAATATTGATACCGTAATCAATAAGATTAAAGATATTGCACCTAAACTTGATGGGTTAAAAAATCTACCGGACATTGATGGTTCTGGTGTGGAGAAAATCCGTAAAATCGGAGATGCAATGAAAAGCCTATCCGATGCCATGACCAGTATGCAAGGATATAGTGGTGGATTCCTAGGCGGAATAATGGACTGGTGGAACGGAGACTTATCTGCACAAGTAGAGAAAGCAATAACACAAATCAACCAAGTAGGCCAGAAATTCAGCATGCTCGGAACATATACTATCCCGGATATGTCATGGGTGCAAAGAGCTGCTACTGGTATGCAATACTTGAAATCTGCTATGGATGTGATGAATGGTTATGCTGGAATGCAAATCAACACGGAAGTACCTGCGTTGATAGGTCGTGCAGTAACCGCGGTTAAAATGGTGGCTCAACAGTTACAAGGCTTACAAGGTACTGAATTAGGAGATATTAATACTGTACTATCACAGATACAACAAGCCGTTGAACAGATGAAAGCAACATTAGCCGCTGCTAACTTCACTGCGGAAGGAGTTAATATTGGTACTAGTCTTGTTACTGGTGTTCAATCCGGACTTGCAGGTTTACCTGGTGTGGTTGGTGATGCAAGTAACCAAGCAGTCAGTACCGCGGATGGTATATTACCACCAGGTATGGGTAATGTAGCATCAAATGCTACTAATAGTTTCCGTGATAATTTGAAACTAGCAGATATCGCATCACAAGAAATGAATTATGCAGTACAAGCAATTAATAATGGGTCTGGTGCTTTAGCCCAAGCCGCTGCTGATGCTGCAAGAAAAGCAGTTGAAGCCGCTAAAGGTGCAGCGGGTGTAGGTTCACCGGGTTATATTGCAAGAATGTGGGGTAAAGAAATAGGCGGATATTCTCCACAATTAATTATTCAAGGAATGAGAAGTTTAGTGTCTGCTATGAGAACAGCATCAACCAGTGCGGTTAATGCTTTTGGACAACCAAATCTTGGATTTACTATTAGTTCCGATTTGTTGAATAATAGGACTGCAATGAACTCTTTATATAATACTCCTCAATTGGAGGGTGCTGGTGGGAACACTTATTATATTGGTGAAGGAGCATTCAATATCCATGTATCAAATATGACTGACCAAGAATGTAAATCTGTTCTCCTACAAGCATTAGACAGCCTATAAAAAAGAAATGGAGTGTTATTATAGATGAAACAAATTATTAAAGATAAACAGAAAAGCATCTCTAATCTTGAAATAGAAGGAGTATTATTCATCGTTGAAGATATCTCCTACACTAATACTCTCCCTAAAAGGAATTTGAATCGTATGAAGATTATTAATGGTACTGAAGTAGCCACTAAAGGAGAGTATGTACCATTAGAATTTGAGATTACCACTACCATTAATGTACCGGTTAATCGACCGGATTTTTATAGTGATTCATTCCTTGAATTACAATCAAAGATATGTAATGTTGTTTCACCTTTAATGGGTTCTTTCAAAGCGGATTTAACTATTAATTATGAGCAATCCACACCAGAGTCTATAAAAGTACGGATTCATATTGTAGAAGTACCTGGTGAGTATTCTAATATTCCGGGTGAGAAAATATTCAAGATACCAGAAGACAAACTGGAAACAGAAGAGCATAAACGAGAACGTGAGAAAGCCAAAGAATCCAAGAAAGATGTTAATTCATTAATCGAGAAAGCCAAACAACTTAAAAAGGTGAAATAATGTACTCCAAACCAAAACAAGGAAGTTCATTAATCCCATTCCTTAAAATCTTCAAAGTAGACTTCGAAAACTACGAACCCTACATTCCCATGAGTGGGGAAACCGACGAAGAAAACAAAAAAGAAGAAGAAGAGAAAAAGGAAGAAGAAACCGAAGAAGAAGATGAGGATTCCTCTAATGAAGAAGAAAAACCATTTGACTGGCAACTAGGAGAAATACTAGAAGAATACTACTATGGTAAATTCACCAGCATAGACTATGAATTCGACTACGAAGGAATCAGCTCATCACTAAACATCAAACCACCAATGCTCGTGGAGGGTATAAGATTCTATAAAGGAGTGCAAGGACAATTCTTCGCCGGATGGTTTGAAGAAAAAAGCCAAGAAATAACCATGGAAGACATACCATTAATTAATCGTTTATTCATCGAAGATTTAACATTCACAGAGGATGGAACACAATTATCATGTAAAGGAGCTGATGTGCTACTTGAAGAGAAATACGAATTTGATTTTCATCAAATGAAACGTTCCAAAATATTGGAAGAGATGATTAAAACTGCAGGACTAGAACCCGAAGTAGATCCAACCGGACTAATCGATGATGTTATAGATTACACTAATGTTAAGAAATCCGACACTAGTAGTGGAGCAGATAGTGATAGTGCAGATTTGAATCAGTTAGTTAAAAATGCTATTAAAGGCAAGAAAGGTAAAAGAGAGAAAGCAGAGGCGGTGCATAATGCTTTAAGGGATTCATGTATTAAGTATCGTGGTTATAATGATTTCCAGTATAATACAGTGAAGGATTGTTGGGAGCATCGTCAGAATCCAGGTTTGAATTGTGGTGATACATCACAGTTGACTGTTGGTGCTATGAAGATTGCTGGTTTGAGTGCTGAGACATTATTGACTTTTGATTCTGCTCATTATATTACTAGGATTGAGGGTCAATGGTTCAGTGATTTGGTTTGGAGTGAGGGTAATTGTAGTCAGAGGCCTTTTGATGAGACTTGGAATGGTTATCGTGATGGTAGTCCTCATCCTAGCCCATCAGGATAGATAATGGAGGTGTGTGGTTTTTATGGTTAAGAAGGTAGTTACTAATACCAGGGTTAAGAATAGTTTGCATGGTCAATTTAAGGATTTTTTGGATGGGGAGAATATTCCTGAGCAGATTAATCGGAGGATTGAGGAGCATAGTATTAAGAAGGGTTTAGTGAAAGAAGTGTATCATTATCTTGATACTTCATTAGTGGAGTTATCGAATGGTAAACAAGTAGAGGCATATCATTTACACAGATGTCTTGGTAATATTGTTGACTTATTCACACCTATAGGTGAACAGGTAATTAGTGATGTGAAACATGAGCCATGTATCCGACCAAGATTCCAGTTAAAATGTCTGGTCGCGGAAGTAGGTAAAGATGAATATGTCCTGTTAGGATATTATAATCCGAACATGGTAGGTTCTTTCAGTCCCGCGGATAATGGACATTACCTTATCAGAACATTTACTGACGGATACCAAGCCGGTTTGGATATTTCCTCGAATAATATTAATATTATTTCCCATGAAGGTGCTTCTTTCATCGAATCAGATGCTGGTAAAAACACACCAGTTAATTATGCTGAGAGTAAAGACACTTACACTAAAAATGAAGTGTATAAGAAAAGCCAAACCTACAGTAAAACACAGACTTATAATAAAACTGAGGTTGATGCTTTCCTTAAAGAGATATGGGATTATATTCGACCTGAAGAGACAGATGAAGGTGATGATTAAATGGCTGAGAAAGGAACAGTAGTACTTGGATGTGATTCGAATGGTGTCAATGATGCAGCATTCATGAATGCCGTACAATCCAAACTGGAAAGTGCAGGTTATACTGTTGAACCATTAGGAATAGCACCAGGACCATTCGCAGACTACTCATATAGTTCATCTGCTCAGGGGAAATATGGAGTATATCTCATGGCCGACAGTATCGTATCTATTGCAGACTACTCGGGTGCTACTGGTGGAGCAAACAGTAGTGGAAATTCCTTTAAGATGGGAGTATTCGGTATCCGTACAGACGTCATCACGAAACTACAAGGTGATGGATGGAATAAATACCCAATACGGCCTGACGGTGATTGTACAAGTGTATGTAACAAGATTGCTAATAAAACATATCCTGAGATTGCGGAAATCTGTAAACAAGACACCCGTATAGTCCACGGTAGTAGTGGAGAGGAAATGGGTGATGCTGTTGTCGAGGCATTAGGTGGTAAAGTCGAGGAGAATGAAGGAGGTAGTGCCTCCACTATCAAAGATGCTATTAAGGAAGTTATGAGTGCTTGGGATGGTGAAGTTGAAGCTTTTGTCCGTGATATGAAAATGTATATTCATAAAATTAAATTACCTGAGCAGGATTGTAATCTAATCTTATCCGAGGGTTTGAATATTGAATCTAATAGTATTAGTGTTAAGGATTATTGTCCTAATAATACTAATAAACTTGTTGTCCATTGGAATGGTGGAGAGGACATTATTATTCAGGATAATAAAAGGATTGAACGATTCGGTGAGAAGGTTAAGGAAGTTGATGCTATTAAAAGAGTATTAACCAATGGTGAGAATAAAGAATCCCAATCTAATTCCACAACTGAGAAGGAAGAATCTACAGATAAAGGATACGAAGAAGTACCCGCCGAAACCTATGAGGAGGCATTGGAATATGCGAGATTAGAATGGAATCGATGTAAAAGAGAAGACTGCCATGAAATAGAATTATCCACTACGGGTGGAAGTGAATGGCAACATGGACGATGGGTAAGAGTCTATATACCATCATTCGAGATAGACGGTTACTATTATATTAGCAGATTATCCGAGAATATGAGTAATGAATGGAAAACCTCAGTAACCCTAGTCGATTATCCTCCAAGCTTCGGTGAACCAAAAGAAGAAACCACAGAAGAAGGCGAGGAAGAGGAATCAGAAGATACAAGTGAGGTGTCAAGTAATGCTACCAACCAATCCTGAATCAATCGATGAAAGATTCTTTAAAACATTAAACGAAGACATAAAATTAAAACCCAACCAGTACGGTGAATGGGATATGGTATTCAAAGACGGAGACATCGTTAATGTAACCGGAGCAGAATCCTTAGCCAATGCAATAGTCATACTAATAATGACACGGTACGGTGAATTAAAAAACAATATCCTATACAAGGATGACTTCGGATGTAAAATTCATTCCGTAATTAAATCGAATTCAACGAATTTAAATGAATACAAAATTGAAAAATTCATTGAAGAATCTTTGATGAAAATGCGTAGAATTAAAAAGATTAATTATATTGATTTGACTAAAATTCCTAAGGGTTATTCTGTTATCCTTAATGTAACAAGCATAAATGATGATATAATAACTAAGAGGGTGGAGTTGAGTAATAATGAGTAAAGGCATTTACGGGTATTGGGATAACAAAAAAGAATATGTGGCATATATAGGTAAAGATTCTAAGATTGATAACCCATTTAATCGAAATTATTACCATAATGCTCCATTTAACCATAATGCTCAACAAATTAACAAAGCATTGCAGAACAATCCGGATAGGTATGATTATTTTGTATTAGTGGAAGGAGATTTCCCTGAAGATGATTTAAATAAGATGGAATCTCAAGCAATTGAATTATTCAAAACATTTAGGTATGATTATCCTGAAAAATCTGTCTTTAACTTTACCAAAGGAGGAGAAGGTATGTTGGGTGTGATTCCACATAATAAAAATAAAAAAACACCTACAGAAATCAGAGATAAAATATCTGAATCCAATACTAAACATTATGCAAGGATTGTTAAAAAAGGTGGGAATAGATATGCAATAAAAAAAGGAAAAGATTTAATTAAAACATCAATAAACCCAAAGAGATTAATAAATTGGTTTAATACAACATATCCTGGTGAGAACTTGGAGTATGATGTTGACTTATTAAATTTGGATGTAAACATATCTGATGAGTTTATAAATCGTTCATTCCATATTGTTAGGAATGGATTTTGTGAAGATAAACAAATATTTTCTATTAAAAAAGGAAGTGAAATTTATAAATCATCTGTAAACATTAATACATTAAAAAGATGGTTTTTTAGTGAATATCCTTTGGAAATAATAAAAATGGAGTTGAACTAAGTATGGTAGGTGTAGTATACAGTAAAAAAGAGTATCCGGAAATATTCATGAAAGAATTACTGAATGCTCTTGCACAAAACCTAATAAGCAGACAAGAAGACTTTGAACGATACATACGTAACCGTGATGATATCAGTAACTTCTATGTAATGATATTATCCGTTGTCGCGGAAGCAATAGATGATTTATACGAAGACTTGGATAATGAATATTACAGTAACAAGGTAGATTATGCGGTTAAAACAGATTTAGATGACCTAGGTAAACTAATCAACTGTACCCGACCAGAAGGCACACGTTCCGCAGTGAAACTAAAATTCAAATTAAGCCAACCAGAAGAAAACGAAGTAACAATACCTGCCGGAATACTTGTACACTCCGATAATGGTTTAAGCTTCAAAACAGTTGAAGAATTATATTTCGGATTAACCGAAACTGAGAAAACAATCACTGCTTTATGCACAGTTAAAGGTTCAAGAAACCAAACCGGAGCAGACACCATAACAGTTATTGACACGGATTTATCTGATTATCTTAATGTAGCGATTACAGTTAATAATCCAAGTTCAACATTCGATGGTAGTGATCCGTTTGATGATGCGGATTATCGTACATTGTTACGGAATTGGATTTTGAAAAATCAACGAGGTAATCTTGTAGCATATACTGATTATCTTGACCGTGTTGATGGTTTAGAATCTTATGCATTAGTGCCTAATTGGGATGGTTCCGGTACTGTTAAGATTATTGTGGATTGTGATGATTCCGAGAAGATTATGCATAATATATGGGATGATTTGCATGATGAAGTGATTAATATTGATGGTGATATTTATATTACTTCACCTGAGAAGATTCCTATTGATGTGTCTACAGTAGTGGATGTGAATATTGACCGTGTTAATCCGTTCAGTAGTCAGGAGATGGAGGATATTAAAGGTAAGATTGTGGCTGCTATTCACCGGTATATTCATGGTGGTCTACGGGTTAATGGTGAGTATTTTAAAGGTTTGACTATTGGTATGGATTTTGTTCCGTTCCAGTTGGCACGTTTTGTTAGTGAGGAGGTGCCTTTGGTGCAGAATATGGAGTTCCAATTCCCTGGTAATGTTATTACTATTGAGAATGATGAGATTGGTATTCCTGGTGAGATTAGTGTTGTTATGAGATAAGATGGTGTTTTTTTATGAAGGATAGTTTACGATGGTTTCTGGGTAAGTTCCCGTTTTTCTTGGATAAGAATGCTGGTAGTAATTTCTACCGGTCTTCTTCTGTGATTAATGATGGTTTTAAGGATTTTCGTCAGGATTTGTTTAATACTCATCTTGGTCATCGTTTAGAAAAGAGGGTGTTGTTGTGGAAGGAGCAGGAGGATGAGTATGATTATACTATGAATTTCTTTGTTCATCTTCCATATTTGAAGATGGTTAATGTTTATGAAGAGGATGAGTTGATATATACTGAGTCTTATGAGTATGAGGATGAAGTTGATACTTTCATTTATTCTTATGATGCCTCTTCGGATAATGTGATTCCTACGGTTAAGTATCGTGTTACTGTGGAGACTTGGGAAGAATATGTTATGAGTAAAGGTTTCCCTGAAAACGATGAGGCTGTTGGTGATATTTTTGACCATGATAAATCTTTAGATGAACTTGGTGCTTTATATGATATTCCCCGTAAGCGATATGTTTACACGGAGTCTACTAGTTATGGTGAAACGGAGCCTCCTTATAATAATCGTTTATCTGAGGATGATTATCATTATATGAATCGTATATTGGGTTATATTAATCATATGTTGGATACTCCTTTGCCAGTGTTGGAGGTTTGGAAACTCTTTGGTATACCATTAGACCGTATAAGTCTTATTAATCGTGAAAGATACCTATGTAAAATGTACAGTAGTGTTAAACATGGCGGGGATAACTGGACACCGAAACCATGGGAACATAAAGACACTATGAGTTGTTTCTGGCCAGAACCAGTATTCTTCTTCGTGGAAGTGGATAATCATAGTCCAGTTTATGGTCAACGAATATTTTTTAGCTTCACTTTCATGAATATGTATGGTGAGGATAAAGGTAAAGATTACTTGATTGATGTTTATTTGGATGATGAATTAATTGAAACTGATATTGACCCTTTAGACGTATATAAATTCAGTACTAAAGGAGTTGATGATACTTACCCGTTAGTTTTCAAGTTCATCGCTAATCCTTTAGATACACGATATGAGGTTTTAGAGTCTGATGAGATTATTATTAATGTTAAAGGCTGTAATACTGCTGATTGGTATGTTGCAGTTGATGGTGATGATAATAATGCAGGTACTAAGGATAATCCATTCAAAACATTACCTAAAGCATTGAGTATGGTTGAAGGTTCAAGGAATGTAGTAGTGTTGAAGAATGGTACTTTCCCTATTAATAGTATGCAAACCATTGACACACCGACAAGTATTATTAGTTGTCAAGGTGCTGTTATCCGTGATGATAATCATTATGATTTCTTTAATATTCTACAAGATTGTAGCTTATACTTGATGGGTATTACTTTGAAACATAAGTGTTGTGAGATGTATGGTGTTGATCATTCATTTGTTAATAATAATCTTACTCAAAATCCTGTTTATTTAAGGATTAATCCGGATATTATGTGTAAACCTCCGGTTACTGTTAGGATTGATGATTTTATGAGGGAAATTTATGCCCATAGTAGTTTTACTGTGGAGGGTACTTTGTTAAATGCTAATGATGGTACTCCAATTAGTGATGAGGAGATTCAGTTAATTACAGAGGGTACTATTATTGATACGGATATTACAGATAATAATGGAGAATATGATTTTATCCATCGTTTGGATACATTAGGTGTTCATTATTTCATATTAAATCATGAAGAAAGCCAACATTACTGTATGGGGGATTCTAGGTTTTCAGTTACCGCTACTCCTATGCCAACGATTTTAACTTGTACAATGGATACTGAAATATTATTGGATGATGAGTTAGTTATTGCTTATGACCTTGTTGATTATTATGGTAATCCTATCACAGTAGGTACTGTTAAATTATATGATGGTTCAACAGTTGTTGCAAGTGTAACTGCCGGTCAGGAATTCAATTATATTCCTACCACAGTAGGTACACACCAGTATAAATTAACATGGGAGCATGATGAAACTTACATTCCATCTGAAACACCAGTAACTAATGTTGTTGTTCGTAAATATCATACTAATCTCCTACTTGAATGCTCTGCTACAAGTGCAGTTACCCCAAATGATAATGTTACAGTTACAGGTATTTTAACTGATGAAAGAGGCAATAAACTATCCGGCCAAACAGTTAAATTATACGATAATAATACATTGATTGCAACTAAAACAACTAATAATAATGGAGAAGTAACCTATACCAGTACATTTACTGAAGGCAAGCATATTCTACAATGGAAATATGAAACCACAAGAAAATACGATGCTGTAAACAGTAATAGTTACAGATTACGTGTTAAAACTGGTGGTACTGATAACATCAACTTATATCTTTATCCAAATAAGAAAATTGGTGTTACAGGAACCACTATCGGTTTGAATGTACTTGCATTAGACAATAATGGTAATCCAATTAGTACTGGTTTTAAGCTGACTAATACTTTTGATGATAATTGTGAGGTTATTCATGGTAATGCGTTATCTACTGGTAATGATGGTTGGTGGCATGGTAATTTAACTAGTAATGCTATTACTCTTTGTCATGGTATTTATATTCAGGCTGTGTCTACTGTTGATGCGGATATTTATAGTAATGTGGTGCATGTTTTCGATGTTGCTAGTCCGTTGTTGGATACTGAAGCGGAGATTTATACTAGTTTGACTTATTTTGATAAGAATACTAGTAGTATTCCGGTTAATGTGGTATTATATGATGAGGAAGATGACCCTTTACCATTAGAGAATTTTAGTGTTAAATTGGTTTCTGATGGTTCGGTGGTTTCTTCTACTAATGGTACTTCGGATGTACGGGGTGAAGCTACGGTTAATGTTAGTATTCCGGCTAGTGTACGGGGTGATGAAATCACTTTAAGAGTCGTGTATACTGGTAGGGCGAATGCTTATAATGGTTCTAGTGATGAATTAACTTTACCTTACATGTTTAGTCCAGTTTTAACATTTAATACTGGCAAGCAAGTGTATGTTGAGGGTGAATCTGTTACTGGTACATGTATCATTAAGGATGAGTTTAATACTGTTTTATCTGGTAAATCAATTAAACTCTATGATGGTACTTCATTGTTGGATACTCAGGTTTCTGATGTTGATGGTAAAGCATTGTTTAGTGTTGCTGGTTTAAGTACTGGTGAGCATAGTTTGCATTGTGAGTATGCGGGTACTGGTTTGTATCATGATGCGGTATCAAGTAATGTTAATATAATGATTAAGAAGATTACTTCATTAGATATTAGTGTGCCTTTGGTACTGGTTTATAGTGATGAGTTTAAGATTACTGGTACTTTAAAGGATAGTGGTGCTCGTGGTGTTGCTGGTAAGACTGTTAAGTTACTTGTGGGTTCTACTGTTGTTGATAGTTTAACTACTAATAATAGTGGTGTTGTGGAGTTTACAAGGTCTCCGGTGCATATGGGTACTCATAGTTTCCAATTGGTCTTTGATGGTACCGCAGAGTATGTTGAATCATCTTCCACCGTAGTTACAAGGGAGATTGGTAAAGAGACTAGTGTCTTGCAGGTTTCTTCACCAGTTAATGACCATAGTATTTATGTTGATGAATCATTATCTATTACTGGTTCTTTGGTTACTAATGATAATGAGAAGATTAGTGGTGCTTCTGTTGTTGTATCGGAGAATGGTAGTACTTTGAAGACTTTGACTACTAATAGTAATGGTGCTTTTACTGGTTCATTAACTGGTTTAAGTGCCGGTACTCATTCGTTGAAGTTTGAATTTGTATCAGATACTTATTATACTGGTTCTACTGTTACAAGGAATGTGATTGTTAATAATCATAGTTATAGTTTATCTGCTAGTGTTGACCGGTCTGCATTGCTTGTTGGGGATTCTGTTACTATTAGTGGAGTATTGAAGAAAGATGGTGTTGCTTGGAGTGGTCAAACAGTTACTATTAAAGACGGCACTACTTCAAAAGGCACCTGTACCACAAATAGTAATGGGGCTTATAGTAAGACTGTTACTGGTTTAACGGTCGGAGCACATAGTTTAAAAGCCGTTCATACTAATGCAGAGTCAGAGGTTAAGACTGTTAATGTTTATGAGGATATTGTTGTCGCAACAGTTACTGGAAATAGTATGACCTTAGGGACTGGTGATGGTCAATGGCTTGGTACTACTGGTGATGTGATAATTGATTGGGGTGATGGTACACAGTCTACTGTTAATAATCCAACTACGAGTTTAAGTCATATTTATACTGATGGAGAGCAGAGTCATGATATAACATTTATTGGGGAAGTTACAAGTCTTGGATGGGAATGTTTCGATAATTGTACTGGTTTAACAAGTGTTACTATACCTGATAGTGTTACAAGTCTTGGATATGCTTGTTTCTATAATTGTACTGGTTTAACAAGTGTTACTATACCTGATAGTGTTACAAGTCTTGAAAATGAATGTTTCGAGGAGTGTACTGCTTTAACAAGTGTAACAATACCGGATAGTGTTACAAGTCTTGGAGAGGAGTGTTTCTATCGTTGTAGTAGTTTAATTGATTATCAACTCTACTGGGCGGGTAATAGTATAATCACTTATGATAGTGAGAAAATGCCAAATAATACCAATACAATCTACATTATACCACAAGGAGAAATCAACAACTACACCAATAAAGGATACCCAACAGCCAAATTAGTCGAAAGAGGCGAAACACTAACACTAACAGCAGACAAATCCATAATTCAAAAAACTGAAACATCAACTGTTACTGCTACATTAAAACAATCCGGTTCACCATTAACTGGTAAAACCTTGAATTATCAAGTGAAACATGGTACAACTGTGATTAGTAGTGGTACGAAGACTACTAATAGTAGTGGTCAAGCAACCATCAGTTATGTTGGTACTGGTATCGGTGAGGTATCGGTGATTGTATCGTATGGTAGTTTATTGCAAGAAACATACGAACTTAAAGATGTATGCTTCTATGATAATGCAAGAACTGGTCAGAAAAATACTGATTGGACTAAAAGTTCCGATTCACTAACAGTAACAACAGCAGATGATGGAACAACAGTATCATCAACAAGCAATAATGAATATTTAACAGATACATCATTTACTGGTGATTTCAAAGCAACATTAAAAACATATGTAACTGGTAATGCTGTTAGAATAGCATTAAAAGATGAGAATGGGAATTATACAAGAATAATTTCTGTGACAAATGATAGGACAATATACTATGAAATCACTCGTATAAATGGAGTATATTCTGCTAAATATAGTTATGATGGTGTAACATGGACTAATAGGCCTTTTGAACTGAATAATGCTACGGGTACTGTTAAATTTAGTATATATATCCTGTTCCCAAGTGGAAGTAGTGGAACAAGAGCATTAAAATACTCTGATTTAATCATCGAACCAATTTAAGATATGTCCTATTTAAATAGAGTATATTACGAAGTTTAAAGTGAATATACTTTTAAATTTTTCCAATCTGCATTCACATTATTTCCACCAATACTTACACTTACATAAGGGTAATGTGTGATATTATTTATCGTTGTAGTTGCCGAATATACTTCTGTTGTTCCTTGTAGGATTTTAGCAGTTACATTTCCATTTTCTACTCTTAAATAAAATGTTAACCATGTATCAATAGGTAATGCATTACTTACTGTTTGATTATCCACAGCAACATTCTTGTCTGCTACATAATACCCTTTTGCTGATGCGAAACCGAATAACTGCACCCTGTCAATATCATTCAATACTCCGCTCGATACTGTGTCGGTTAGGACTATACCGAAGTTTGTCCCGCTATTTCGTTTCATATCACAGTATATTTCAAAGTTTGAGCCGAGACTGATACTATTTTTGAATACATATGCGAGATAATCACCAGTTGTTCCTTTGCTTATTGTATAATGGTCGGTATCATGTGTTAATGTTAATCCGTAACTGTTGTAAGTAGAAGTTTTATATGTTGCCCCTGTATCATAGATTTTATAGTCTTGAAGTTCGTATGTTTCTTGCAAAACCATACGAAACATAAACCATACCCCCAAAAAAAACATAAAAAGGAGAATAAAAGAAATGACAAAACAAAAAAGACCCACAAAAAACAACTGCAAATACATGAGAACCAAATACAATTGGACTCCTAATGACTACGATATGGAGTTTCCCGTAGAGGAAATACCATCCAACATCCCCACAGAAGACACCACAAACCTAACACTCCGACTACAAAAAAAATTCCCCATCACAAAAAACATCCACCTATACCTAAACGAAGACAACCGAACACTAAAAAACAATCTCACCACCCACACACAACTATACATCACCACAAACAACACAACAAAAGAGGTGAAACTATTATAAACACAACAATACATGGTGAATACACATTCACCACCACAATAACCACAATGTTCCAACAATACACGATAAAAATACACAAACACAACCTGATAACCCTACTCGGCGAATCATTCCTAATGAACCGACTAATAAACGACAAACTACAACCAATCGGATACATAGCACTCGGAAAAGGAACCGCAAGACCACAGAAAAAAGACACACGACTCGGAAAACAAACAATCCGAAAAACATGCAACAGTATAGTAGACCTAAAAAACAAGATACTAACACTATCATGCGACTTCGAAGCAAAAGAAATCCTAAACACAACCGAAATAGGTGTAATAACACAAGGCGACATACTAATAACCCACGACCTATACGAAACAATCACCAGCGATATCCTAGGAGCCAGTAACAGTAGTGTATACCTAGAATACAATCTAATATTCACCACTGGTGGAATAAGAAGCCAATGGAAAACATCAACCCTACGAAACAATGTACTATACACCTACGAACCCAACAAAGTAGTTAATGTAATAGAAAACAATACTAACAGCGGATACACTCGTGTAAACAATCTAACCGATTTAAACAATACCAAAGGAGCCTACTATTATGATATAGCATCAAAGAACCTATACATACGAACCACACAGAACAATACAATCGGCACTATCTCACGAATGGAGATAATCGTACAAACCAAATAAAAGGTGAAATTATATGAATAGTACATTATATACGCCATATGGTACAGCAAAACTAAAAAAACATGGATATTACCAAATAACTTCAATCAAGGAGGGAAATGGTGGAAAGTTATTACATCGTTTAATTTGGGAAGATTTCTATAAAAAACCAATTCCAAAAGGATATGACATCCACCATGTAGATGGGAATCCCACAAATAACAAAATTAATAACCTACAATGTGTGCTTTCTAAACTCCACCAAAGATTTCACAAAAAAAATAGAAAAGTTTCAGATGAAACTCGTAGAAAAATTAGTGAAATTAATAAAGGTAAGAAAGAAACCCTACGCCACAAACTAAATATAAGTAAAGCCAGTAATACTAGCGGATATTTCAGAGTACATAAAAAGAAAGACAATACTTGCACCCAAAAGTTTAGATGGATTTACTCATATCATGATGAAAACTCCAATAGAAAAGAAATAAGTAGTGTTGATTTAACTAAATTAGAACAAAAAGTAAAAGAAAAAGACCTTGAATGGTTTAAATTACAAGGAGATGAAAAACAATGACCGATTGTCCTCCAATCTACAAAAATCCCCAAATGGAATCATTTGGCGAAATGAAATACGTCCACAGTGAATTACTAGAACAATTCGGATGCAACGACGAATACCTCTTACAATTATGTAGGAAAATCGAATATTTAACCCCTCCAGCATGTAGAAAACATTTCATACTACAAGAAAGCTTCTACGAAGAAGAATCATACGGATGCACAGTACAAGGAGAAAACATACGATTCGACAACAACAGAAACAAACAAGTATGGATAGACTTCAACAACCTCAACCTAATAGACACCGTGAAAACAACAGCATTCATCGACCAAAGAGTACAAACCGACCAAACACAGAACACCTCCGTCGAAAAACAATGCACAATACCATTAACTGAAACATCAACCATAGACAGCACAACCCGTAATTATAGTCCATGGACAATAAGAGACCAACAAGGCAACGTAACCAGCGATGACATGACCTGTAATGAGTACTGGTATATTGGATTCGACCGAAACAGAAACTACGAAACCCGTCCAAACTGGCTAGCCAACCAACTCAACGGCGAAATACCCGGCATATCAAGGGCACAGACATTCAAAGCCAAAGAAAACGGACTACTAGAAAGCGTAGTATTAAATCTAAAAGGAGGAACCAACACCGGAACACCACTAGTAGTAGAAATCAGAAGATGCGAACGAATAAACAATGTATTACAACCAGTAGACAGCGACCAACCCGCACTAGCATACCAAGAAGTACGATTCAACAACACCGACCCTGGAGTATACAGTGTAACATTCGACCATCCACCAATAATGGAAAAAAACCAAACCTACGCAATAGTACTATTAAGCCCACTATCACATCACACCAACTGCTACTGGATAGGAGGATGGAACAAACACTGTCATGCTGATGTATACGAAGACGGAAACGCATTCTGGTCATGGAACTGCGGATACAACTGGGTAAGATACGGCAAAGACGAAGACGAAATAGACTACCACTGGGGAAAATACGCACCCCAAGACTTCGCATTCCAATGCCACATCAAAAAAATCCAGAACACCTACATAAAAAACAAAGACTACTACCTATACCTAAAACCAATACTATCCAATCCAGTAACCAAAGTAGAAATCAACGCCGACGACACAATCGCCGACAACACAACCACAATACAATACCAAGTATCCCAAAACGGTGTAAACTGGACAAATGTCGGAGACTCCAAAACAGTAACATTCCAAAACCCAAGAGAAACAACATTCATAAGAGCACGATTAAGAACAACAAGCACCAACACACCAAAAATCAACAACATACTAGTAACCCTAACAACCAACGCACCAACCAACATGTACGCAAAAACAAGAACCTACAACCCAAAAATCAACGGAGTACTATCCGCCAATGTATGGGGTAGAATCTTCGCACCATTCACAGTAGATCCAACAGTAAAATGTACTGCTGAGATTATATCCGAAAAACTTGTTAGTGAGAACTTCAGCATAATCGAACCCAACGACCTAATAAATTACACATGGATTGAAGATTTAGATGGGGATGCTATTAAACGTGCCAGTAACCTCACACAATATATAACAGACAATCCATCCGTAGTGAAAATATTACGTGAACATCAAGTATATGTTAAAGGTTTCATCACTGATTTAGCATTTGTTACACCACCATCTTATCCGATAAGAGAATGTAATTTAACACCTGCAGCGGTAGGTACTAAGAATATTGGTTACGGTGAATGGTATGATTATACTGTGGATTATGAGGAGGATACTTTAACTTTCCGTAGTGAAGTATTATCTAACCTCCCTAAAGGTACTTTAACAGTAACTTATAATCCAGTGTTTATTCAAGGTTTAACCGCGGAGGAGGTTGGTTTCCGTAATGCGAATAAGGAAACTACTGACGGTGATGTTAATGATGAAGGTTTAATCCTTGATTATTTCAAGGAGACTTTAATCGTGAATGATGATAATGTGGAGACTAGAAGATTACCTTTACGTGCTTTACCATTAGACCCAATCAGACATTTATACTATAATGGTGTGGAGTTGAAACAGGACCGGGATTATAGTATTGATTTTAATAAGAAGGAGATTGTGTTCCCTGTTATTAATACTGATAATGAGTCTAGTCGTTTGAATGTTAATGACCGTATTGAGATTATTTATACTCCGAATATTGATGATAATGGTATTAGTATTGCCTGGTATGCGACTCGTACGAATTTGTTGAAGCAGGTTAAAATCGAACCGTATTATATTGAATATAAAGCTTAAAATTTTGGGAGGTTTGTTAATTTATGAGATTTGAAACAAAGATTTATTCATATTCCGCTGATGAGAAGATAATCGGTGCTGAGGTTACAGTATATGATGAAGATGGAGATAAAATCGACAGTATCATAGTAACCGACGAAACTAGACTACAACAATTAGAAGAAGCATTAGAAACCATAGACGAAACCTACGTACAATACAATTCATTATACAGTATACTGGAAAACTTAGACGAATCCACACCAATCAATGCCACTAAACTAAATGGTTATCAAGGAGATGCATTCGTACTACAAGAAGAGTTAGAGACAATACTAACCAATCCAAAACCTCATGCATCACCAAACACCAATTACGGGCCTGCTTCAACATCAAATTATGGACATGCTAAACTTAGAGATAATTTAACAGCATCCTCATATGTAAGTGGAGAAGCATTATCCAGTCATCAAGGATATGTATTAAAAGAATCCATTGATGACATGAATACAGTATTCAAACACCAATTACACTCAAAATTCATGTTAGTGAAAAGAAATGGAGTAGTACAATTAATCATAAATGACTGGGATGGGGTTGAATGGTTATCAGGGAAACTTGGAATATGGATGACCGTATTCCAAATCCCAGAAGGATTCCGTCCAACCAATTTAAACAATGATTGTAAATACATCATGGCTCCTAATATTTTTGGTGCAGAGTCAAGATTAAGAATAAACATCGCTGAAAATAAAATCCAATTTATGAGCAGTGGTACTGATACAAGAAACATATACGCAGACATAACATGGATTACAGACGAATAAAAAAAAAAATTGGGGAGGCATTAATAATGGTAGATATTGATAATATACAAGATTTATTATGTAACATAAAAGACGCAATGAAAGATGTATTCATGCCAAGAACAGAATTAACAGAAACTTACAGTCCACTAGGACACACACATCCCGTTGACAATAGTCTATCTGGGACAAGTACCAATCCAGTACAAAACAAAGTAATCAAAAACAAAACAGACAGCATCGACACTGCAATAGCAGGTAAAGCAGACCGTGACCATACACACCCAAACGCATCAGAGAATAGTCCAGGATTCCTATCCCCTGCATCATTCCAAAAATTATCCAACATTGCCACAGGCGCAACAAAAAACGACCCTTACACCTCAAACCCATTAATGGATGGAACAGCATCACCTGGAGGAAACAACAATTATGCACGGGGAGACCATATACATCCAACAGACACCTCACGAGCACCAACAAACCACGCCACAACAGCAACCACTTATGGAGTATCCTCAACATCAAATTATGGGCATAGCATGGCCACCAGCACTACCCCAAAAGCATTAGCAACATCAGCAAGCCTTGGGAGTGAAACTGCAAAATTTGCAAGGGGAGACCATGTGCACCCGTTACCCGCAAATGCAAATTCCAGCACAAATGGGTTAATGAGTAGTACGGATAAAAACAAACTTGACAGCGTTGCCATCGGGGCTACCGTGAATAACCGTAATGTAAAATTAGAATTATTCTCTCCCGCAGATAATAATAACGGGCCGATTATTGAGATTGTAAGACATACTGGTTTAAGGTTTGATATATTCACCGAATTTGAAGAGGCAGTACCTTATAGTTATAAAGTCTACTATAGTCTCAACGGGTCAGTATACCATCGAGCTCATGGTGAACACCATATAATTGATTTACCTGCAGGGAGTTATCCTATGAATATGATATTCAAAGGGGGCGGACCATATAATCAAGCATACCGTTCCATAATACTAAGAGTAACAGAATAAAAAAAAAGACATGGAGTTGATTAATTTATGGGTTTAATAGATATAATAAAAAGCATACTAACATTTAACAAGAAACCAGCAAGAATAATCGTGGAAGACTTAACCAAAACCAATGGAGAATCCACACCATTAGAAATTGGATTATACAGTGAAGACATACCATTAACTGATAAAACATTAACAATCAAAATCAATAATGTAAACTATATTAGAACCACCAACAGTGAAGGCATAGCCAAGTTAAACATCAACCTACCTATCGGGGAATATGATACTCACATCACATTTGATGATCCGGATTATCATTACACCAGAAGCTTCTGTGAAGTTACAGTAAATCCAATAGTTGAATGTAATGATTTAAACATGTCTGAAAAGGATGGTTCCAAGTATACTGCTACTGTTAAGAATGGTAATGGTACTTTACTTGGTGGTGTTAAAGTATTATTCACGGTTAATGGCCGTAATTATGAGAGAATCACTGGGGATAATGGTGTAGCAAGCCTTAATATTAACTTACCCGTAGGAGATTATAAGGTTCTTACAAGAGTTTATAAGGTTTTAAAGGAGAATATGATTCATATAACTTCACCAGTACCAGTGAATGTTAATCATTATGGTTACTGGGTATTCGGTGGAGATATGAAGAAAGTAAACCTCGAATCCATGAAAGCATGTAATGTAACTGACCTTTTCTTGAATTATTATGCAATTACTACTCATGGTGAAGAAGCAGTCAAAGAATGGATAAATAAGGCTAATGGGTTAGGTTTACATGTACACTTATGGATGCAATGCTTCTATGATGGTGAATGGCATAACCCAGCAAGTACTGATTTAACCAGTAAAATAGAAGAAGCAAGAAGATATGCTAACTTGCCTGGTGTTTATGGTGTACACCTAGATTATCTAAGATATCCTGGTAATGCTTATAAGACTGAGGGTGCAACCGAAGCAGTTAACCGTTTTGCTAGACAGGTTCGTGAAGCAGTCGGGGATAAATTCTTATCATGTGCAATAATGCCAGAATCCGAGAATGAATACTACTATGGCCAAGATGCCGGGGCATTAGGTAGAATATGTGATGTTGTCATACCAATGCAATACAAGGGTAACTATGGAGCAGGGTCTTCATGGTTAGCATCAACTACAAAAATGTTCTCACAAATGGCTAGTATCTGGTCTGGATTGCAATCTTATCGTAGTGATGATGACCCATCCGTGTTAACTGAATCAGAACTACAAAATGACATCAATACATGTATAGGTAATGGTGCAAAAGGAGCAATCTTGTTCCGTTACGGTTTAAGTCCAGAAGTACACTTCCCATCACAACCAGCACCATCTGATAAAAAAGCTACTAGGATGGAAGGAACAGACATCAACATGACCTATAAAGATGGTACACAGTATCAATGTGCTGTCTATGATGATAATGGAAGAGTGGCTGGAACAGTAAACCTAACCATAAATGGTAGGACTTATTCTAGAACTCCTGACAATGAAGGTTTATACAAATTGAATTTAAATCTCCCATCAGGTAATTACACCTTGAATGCAAATTACATTGGAGACAATACACACTTACCATCAAGTGTAACTAATAGCATTACTATTAATGAACCAAAACCACCTGAACCTGAACCACAGAAATCAAGGTCAGAAAAAATACTTGATGAATTTGAAAAATACTTCGGAAGATGTGAATATATTGATGAGGCATTAGAAAAAATCCAAGGTAACGGTTATGCATTCTACTTCTCCGATGGATATAATATGTATGAAACCATTCGTAGAATGGCGAATTATGAAGGAGCAAACTGTTTTGACTCAGCAGAAGTATTCTACCATTTAGCAAAAGGAATGAATAAAAAATATGGTAGAAACTATGAGGTACAATACTTGGATGTATGGTGTCCGAAATCCGGTTACGACCATATCCGTATCCGTTTAAATACTGGTAGTGGTTGGTTTTACAGAGACCCTGCTTGTGTATTGGATGGTGGGGATATAACTAGTAACTGGTGTGGTACTTCTGATAATATTATTGAAGTGAATCCGGATTGGATTTATGATGGTGATTAAAACAGAATAGTTATATTTGAGTAATGACAAATATATTATTTGTAGGTTGGGTTTTCTTTTACTCAGCCCAACCTATCAACGCCTATCATAGTAATGGTAGGCAAAACAGAGTAAAAGGGCGTTGATTATTATGAGTAATAAAATAAAAACCAAATATGGTAATGCTTATATTAATAGTAATGGATACTATCAAATAATTGGTGGTAATAATAAAGGTAAAAAACTTCACCGTTTAATATGGGAAAATTTTTATAATATAACTATCCCTCGAGGATATGACCTTCATCATATAAATGGAGATAAATTGGACAATAGAATCCAAAATTTACAATGTGTAGAACATAAAACGCATGTTAGATTTCATGCTCTTAATGAATTTGAAGAAACAAAACTGAAAAAAATAAAATCCCGGAAAAGCCGGAAAGGGGTTCATCTTTCAGACGAACATAAAAGGAGTATTAGTGAATCAAAAAAAGGGCATGAAGTAACAACTGAAACTAAACTAAAAATAAGTAAAGAATTAAGTAAACATCAAAATACTAATGGTTATTTTAGAGTATACTTGTATAAATCTACCAACTGCAAACAAGGATTCATTTATCGTTACCAATACTATGATGAAAATGGTAAAAGGAAAGCAATACAAAGTGTGGATATTGACAAATTAAAAGAAAAGGTTCTTGCTAAAGGTTTAGAATGGATTGAATATTAGTTTTTATTTAGGTGAAAAAATTTCCAGATGATGCATCCACATATATGGAGGGTGAGCCGTCTTTGGAGTAGTAGCAAATATGAAACTTGGACGTTAAACTTTTCTTAGTAAAAAAATATTGAATATGGTAATTATTAATCGCTTCCATTTTATAATAATACTTCCTTTACACCATTTGAGGATTTTATTGTATTTGGATTCTATGCTAATCACTTAGTATTTTACCCTACTGGTGTGGGTTGTTGATGGATGTACTATATGTTTTTTCACCTCTTTTTCATCAAATGGGAGGCATAATATTCTCCCTTTGATGTTTTTTTTAAACCAGTAATATAACATTGTTATAGTAAATATAATATCCACATAGGACAGATATAATATCCAAGGTAGATAGTAGCATGTAACAGATAAGTTAAGTAGATGTTATAAACACATATTGGTTCAAGCAGTGTGCAGATATAACATCCAAATAATTAATCGATGTTATATATTCTCTTTGGTTGAGGCAGTATGACCATATAACATCCAATTATTATTACTTGTCAACTGCTCTCTACCACCAACAAAATATAAAAAATAAAGTAAATGTGATAAATATGAAAAATACTGATGAGATACTTGAAAGATTCTTCCATGAAAGAAACAGTAGTCAATCTACGGTTACAACATATACACGGGTCGCAGGCATATATGAAAAGTTTACTGGCAAGTCATTAGATAATTTATTGGATATGGCAGATGATGAAGAATACAATAACATACGATGGAAAAACACAGACACACGTAGATACATCATAACATTCCGCGAATACTTGTATGGGAAATATAATGTATCAACCGCCAAATTATACTTGACAGCAATCATAACCATATACAGACACTTCGAGATAACAATACCCTCACTACCATACTACTCCACCAAACATGCTAAAAGAACTGACCCATTATTGCCTGAGCAGTTACTTGATCGTGATATACTCCGAGAATGCATACAGATATCAAGTCCAGTAGTGAAGTCCCTGATACTATTCATGTCATCATCAGGAATAAGTCGTATCGATGTATTAAACCTAACAATAGAAGATTACTTGGAAGCTACAAAGGATTATCATACACACCAAGACTCCGTTAAGTATGCTATACGGGAAATGAGAGACTGTGAAACACCTATTATACCAATGTTCCATTTAACCCGTCAGAAAACGGGCCAACAATATGTAACATTCTGCTCACATGAAGCCGTTAAATCAATCAATGCCTATCTATTAACAAGGACAGAAATACTCCACCGTAACCAACCCTTGTTTAAAATACATGAACGATACTTCAATACTATCTTTGAACGATTAAACGAGCATTTTGGTCTTGGTAAAGTGGGAAACTGGAACCGTATCCGTAGTCATATGTTAAGGAAATACCATGCAAGCCAACTCGCAGAAGCAGGAATATCAACCGACCATATCAACCTACTACAAGGCCGAAAAATACCTGGAATAGCACACGAAACATACATACGAATAAAACCCGAAACCCTACGAGAAGAATACATCAAAGCACTACCACACATCGTAATAAGCGACGAAGACAGAGTAAAAACAGAACTAGAAAAAGTAACAGACCGTAAAGATGAACTAGAACAAAAATACGATAACATGATGAGTCGAATAGAAGCATTAGAGAATCTAACATGGGAAGACGCAATGAAAGAATACTGACAAATATACTGTTTAATTCGGTATCTGTTTTTACTACAAAACGGATACCTAATAATATTCTATTTCTTGGAGATATAGAACATTATCTAACTTTTTAGACACTTTTCAATCGGAAGATTTAAATATATCTTCAATTATATTATCATATGGTGATAATATGCCAAGACCAAAAAAAGAATATAATTTAAATGCAAGACCATGTCCAAATGGGAAATTTTATACAAAATTTGAAACAAATTACATAGGAACTCTAACCGAAGACCAATTAGAAGTAGTTAAAAAAACTATTGCAGAATATAAAGACAAATGGACTTCCAAAGAAATGTTAAACCATTTCCAAATGTTATTTGTTGATAAAAAAAGAGGTAAATTAGTCAGTAAAGGAATGAGAAAAAAAGAGTACACAGTAAGATTATCAGAAATGGTAATTGCCAAGAATAACGAATTAGCAAAACATTTCCAATGCACCGAAGATGAAATGCTAACCAAAGTTATTAATGACAAGTACAATGAAGTATTTTAGTTTTCATTGTATTTGTATTTTATTTTTTTCCACTATTTTTTAACCACAACATAAGTACATTAATACTTGTCAAATGCTCTCTCACTAACATATTTATTTTATATTGTAGACAAAAAATCTATTGTAAAACAAACAATTATAAAACACAAAAAACAAAAAAAGTATTATGTAAAAAGATGGTGTCGGGTCGTAGATGTTGCAGCATCTCACCGACACCCTGCTTACATAAAAACAGATTACCTAACGAGGATAAAATGAATCTTGTAAGCTATAATAATATAAGATTAAAATGCTATTTAAACTTTGTTTTATATGGCTCCACAAGAAGTGGTCGTTCTCCTATGTTAGCGAGAGCTATCGACTATTTTTATCGTGTTTCAAACCGTTTAAAAAAATATAAGAGATGGTTTTATTCTAATTTTTTAACTATTACTGATATTTCACCGTCAGTAATATCAACTTTCCAATCCATTTTATCCCCTGCTTGTACATTAAGTACTTTAACTATTTCTTTGGGTAATCCTACACGGAGGGATTTGGATTTTGGGTTCGCATAATTGATTTTTGATGTATAGTTAAACATTATCATACAACTCCTACTTTTGTGTGTTGTTATATTAATATTTATAATTAGGTAGTAATAAAGATTACTTTTTAAAAAGTAACCTAAAAAGTAACTTTTATATAGTAGTAAAAATAAAAGATATAATTACATGAGCAATGTAGTTGCAGCTACAATCAACTCATGACTAAAACCTAACGAGGTAGAAAAAATGAAAAAAATATTATTAGATGGTGATATCGCCGTCATCGACGGTAAAGAATTCACTACCGAACAAATAAAAACTTTTTTAACCGAACGAATTGTCCTAAAAAGACAATTAGAAACCGTAAAGAATATTGCAAAAGGAGAGGTGATAGAATGAACACCCCTCCAACTATTTTTGAAGACATACCATATGATGAAGTTGATCAATACCAAGACTTCATCGGAGGATACACTGAAACCTCCGAATTTGAATTCATGTCAGATGAAGAACTCGAAGCCTTAGAAAAGGAGGTATGGGGATGAACTACATCATAGCATTAAACCCAACCCGTCCAAGAAGCAGACTATACTGTTTATGGAATTACACCAATCAAACCCCATTAAAATACAGTATACGTAAAAGCATACTTGAGAAACTTAAGAATCGTCTTGAGAACGGGGAAATAACTGATGATGATGTTATCTATTCTAAAGGTGATTATAAGATGATTGAGGCTTTAATTACTGGTGGTGATGACCAATGAATGTCATCCCACAAAAAGTCCATCTAGTAGACCAAGATGAAGGAATCTGCATGGTGATGTCAGGTAAAGGAACAATTTATCCTGTTGACTTAAACCATTACTGCAAGGACATCAATGTCGGGGATACTGCTTTTGTTACTAAAACTTTAGATGGTAACTGGGCTTTAGTTGATGTTGAATCAAAGTATCCTAAACCTTTGGATGTTTGTGAGTTTCCAAGGGACAATAATAATTGTCTTAATGTAGTTCAACACTGCAAATACTTGGAAGTTATACAAGACATGTCAGAATCTGAAAGAGTCGAGTATGATAACCATCTACTCAAACTCTTTATTGAAGATTATGGTATGAAAAACACATTAAAACATCGTTACGCTCAACTTGGCTATGAAGTATCAAGTGATATGGAGCCAGCCAGTCAATCTACTTTGGAGGATTATTAATATGTTTACACAGCTATTTCATGTTCTATTAAGTAATTTATCCCAATTTAAAACCTCCAAAGTAGAACCAGCCAGATTAAGTAAGAAGGTGGAGAAATCCACCTTCGAACAATTCTGTGATAAAATATGCCCATATGTATTACTATTTGCATTAGCTACAATCTGCATATTACTCTTGGTTATTTTAGTGAAGTATGGGCATAGTATCACAGGAACAGAAGCGAATGGTTACTATTATCACTTAACAGACTAAAGGAGGTGAATAAATGCTTTTTATTACGAACGGCTATAGTGATTCAATGCAACGCGACCCCTCAGTAAAAATAATTAACTACTCTTTATCTGAGGAACAATTCATCAACATAATCCACAATACAGATTATGTTAGTATTATCGGGCATGAGAATATTGCTGAATACTTGACACAGATGACAGGTAAAGAAATCCACAAGAACCGTCAAGGAATAACCTTGAATTACGGGGATGAGGTAATCTGCATTAGCCTCATGGGTCGATTACCTGAGCATGTACGCCACATTGAATTTGATGGACGAGTGAATTTCACATATAAAAGATTTGAGAAGCAGTCTGCTGAGGATTTATTAAAATCTGAACAGAGAATAAATGAAATGATAAAAATAGAAGGAGAATGA